CATCTGTGCCAAACTAAAGCATCTAATCGAAAGCAATAGAATGAAGATTAACTCTAAACCGTTGCTGAGTGAGTTAAAAACATACGTTGCTAAAGGCGTAAGTTTTGAAGGAAAAGTTGGTGCGCACGACGACCTTGTCAGTAGTTTACTGCTGGCGCTACGTATGATTATGATCTTACAAGAGTGGGATCCTGCAATTTACGATAAAATGCGTGAAGAACATCAAGACGAATGGGTTATGCCCTTGCCGATCTATATCAGCAATTACTAATAAATACAGTTATGAAACCAATCCAGATTATTAGCCAAGACGTCTTTGACAAAATTCGCAGTCGCTTTCAAAACTTAGAAATGGGCGACGAAACCGGCGCTGTGACTATTGATCCTGCCCAAGCGAGATTTTTTGATTTTGACTTTGTGTCAGAAGGTACTGACTTAGGCCGAGTTAGCATCAGCTTAAATGACCTTGGTAGTTTGAAAATTTATTACAGCCAGGGCATTACAGAAAATCAAGATGATCCGGCAAAGAAACTATGGTATTCTTTTTTAAAAGAAATGCGATTCTTTGCCATGCGCAGACTGTTGAGATTTGATACTCGAGATATTGCTAAGACTAATCTAGATAGAAACGATTTCCAATACCTTGCTAGCAAGGGCACAGAGGACGAAGAAATGATGAAACAAATGAATGAATCCCGTTGGAGCCAAAAGAGCACCAAAAAAACCAGCCGTGCTGTAAAAGGCGGAACTGAAGTTATCGTAAGACACAATCAAAGTGTGGACGAAATGTATCCAGGTGCTCGTAGTCAACGTAAAAATATCAAGGCAATCTTTATTCAAAATAAAGAAGGTGAAAGATATAAGTATCCATTCATTCACCCAGCTGGTGCTTTTGCTATGGCACAACACGTAGATCACGGCGGCGTTCCACATGATCCGGCAGGCAAGGCAATTATGCGTATGAGCGAGCAAATTGCTCAACTACAAGAATTCAGCAGACAAGTTCAGCACAGTCAACTACATGATGATGCTATGGGTATTGCTGATCGTGCTCAGGGCCGTTTGAGAGAACTAAAAGGCATGATCGAAGCATTAGGCAAACGCCATCACTACGAAAGCTGGATCTCAGAATTTGATGACGCTAGTATGGACGACGGGCTAGAGGACTTAGATCCAGTCACGATGGAAGATTATAAAAATAAATTTACGCAAACAAATTTCAAAGAAGAATTGGCACAATACTTCCCATTAATTCATAAAATTATGCAAGAAACAAATACTATTGATTTAGAAGAATATGTCGGCGAAGGTGAAGAGTGCGCTAAATGTCATCAAGATCCTTGCGAATGCGATGACGATAAAATTGGAGAAGGCGTTGACGATTTTGCGCAATTTGAAGCATGGGCAGAAGCTGTTGAACAGGGAAAATTAACTGATGACCAACTTGCAGAATTAAAACAAGCATTGACAGATTTACAAGTACCGTTAGACCTGGATACAGCATATAACTTCTTTAATGAGTTTGGTATTGACGACGAAGATTTAGAAAACAAGTTTCAACAGGCAAAAGAGTTAGATTCTACATCTGATCCTTTAGAAGTCTTTAAATTATGGGCTAACGAAAGCTATCCAGAACTATTAGTAGCACTAGGAATGAGTGATACCAATGCTCCTCCTGCTGAAGAGCCTGCTCCGGAAGTAGGTGCTCAACCAGAAGAACCTGTAGCTGCTGAAAATGATGAAATGCAAATGAATCCGGGCACAATGGAAGGTCGGGGTAAATCATCAATGATCAAAGAAGTTGCCAAAATTGTTAAACAATTCTATAACAAAGATAATCCAGAAGTAGGACCATTCAGGGGCGAAGAAGGCATTTTATTAGATATTGAAAAACAGATTAGTGAAATGTTTGGCGAAGAAGCAGGGCATCAAGCCCGCGAAGTTGCTGGCGCATTTATGGAAAAATTAACCAACGAATGGCAAGACCGTCATGGTAATTCCACTGGCGTAGCCGACGACGGTCTTGCTCGACTCAAAGAATTATTAGGTAATATCAAAACTAAAGTAGAAGGTATTGGCGATCAAGGTCAAGGTGGTAGAGATTTTAATACCAACATTATGTCTGCTGAACAAGGTACAGCGGAAGGCTCGGGCCCTAAAGAAAAACAAAAGACTCCATATAGAGATATTAACAGTCCCGAATACAGAGCAGCAGCTGACCAGCAAAAACAACGAATGGCCAAAGATAAGGCCGCAGAACCAGGTAAGAAGATGTTAGCCAAGCAAGATGTAGCAGAGGCTGAAATTTCATCAATTATGAGGATTGCCAACTACAGAAAATAATTGGCAAAATAAACCCTATTTTAGCAGCCGACCAGGTTGCTATGATAAATAAAACTGTGTATACTTTTACGTATGCACAGTTTTTCTTTTTAGTCAGTGGGCTTTAAAGAAGAGGCATAATAAATCAACATTAAGGAAAAACATTATGGCAACGCTATCAGAAATTCGCGCAAAACTTCAAGCATCATCTCAACAAAACGGCGGTAGCGCAACCGGCGGAGACAACGCAATTTACCCTCACTGGAATATGCCAGAAGGTACAACTACTACAGTTCGTTTCCTTCCAGACGCTGATCCAAACAACACTTTTTTCTGGATTGAACGAGCAATGATCAAGTTGCCATTCGCTGGTGTTAAAGGTGAAACTAATTCCATACCAGTGACTGTTCAAGTTCCGTGTATGGAAATGTGGGGTGAAACCTGTCCTGTTCTTACAGAAGTTCGTCCATGGTTCAAAGACAAGTCTTTGGAAGACATGGGTCGTAAGTACTGGAAGAAGAAGTCTTATTTGTTCCAAGGCTTTGTGGGCGAAAGCAAACTACAGGAAGATAAAACTCCTGAAAATCCAATCCGTCGATTCATTATCGGATCACAAATTTTTAACATTGTTAAGAATGCATTGATGGATAGTGAAATTGAAGAATTGCCAACAGACTATGTCCGTGGTTTGGATTTTAAAATCGCTAAGACAACTAAAGGTGGTTATGCTGACTACTCTACTAGTACTTGGGCTCGTCGTGAACGTGCTTTGAGCGAAGCAGAAAATGCAGCTATCGCACAACATGGCTTGTTCGATCTCAAGAGCTTCTTGCCTAAGAAGCCAGGTGAAGTTGAACTCAAAGTGATCAAAGAAATGTTCGAAGCATCCGTTGATGGTGAAGCATTTGACATGGATCGTTGGGGCCAATACTTCAAGCCAGCCGGCTACGGCGGACGTGATGGTGGCGAAGGCGGAGCAGCTCGTACTACAGCGGCAGCGCCAGCAGTTCGTCCAGCAGTTCGTCCAGCACCTGCTCCAGTAGCAGAGGAATCTGCCCCATGGGATGAAGATGTTGCTGTAGCTGAGAAGTCATTTACTCCAGCACCAAAAGCTGAAAGCGCTGGCGGTGACGCATCAAGTCGAGCAGCAGACATTATTGCGATGATTCGTAATCGTCAAAGTACTTAATTAGGAGATAGATTATGGGAAAGGCCTTCGACATCTCGAAGTTCCGCAAATCTATCACTAAAAGTATTGATGGATTAGGAATTGGGTTTAACGACCCTACCGATTGGATTTCAACCGGTAACTACGCCCTGAACTATCTTATCTCAGGGGACTTCTTCAAGGGAGTCCCTCTAGGTAAAGTAACAGTTTTTGCTGGCGAATCAGGAGCAGGTAAGTCATATATCTGTTCAGGCAACATTATCAAAGCCGCACAAGAACAAGGAATTTTTGTTGTCTTAGTTGACAGCGAAAACGCACTTGATGAAAAGTGGTTGCTTGATTTAGGTGTTGACACAAGTGAAGAAAAACTTCTAAAGCTAAACATGGCTATGATTGACGATGTGGCAAAAACCATCTCTGAATTCATGAAAGAATACAAAGTTATGCCTGAGGAATCACGTCCTAAGGTGTTATTTGTTATCGATTCATTAGGCATGTTATTGACTCCGACAGACGTCAACCAGTTTGAAGCAGGCGAAATGAAAGGTGACATGGGCCGTAAACCTAAAGCACTTACATCACTGGTTCGTAACTGTGTAAACATGTTTGGTTCGTGGAACGTAGGTATGGTTTGTACAAATCACACATACGCAAGTCAGGATATGTTTGACCCAGATGACAAAATCTCAGGTGGGCAAGGTTTCATCTATGCTAGCTCTATTGTGGTTGCTATGCGTAAGTTGAAATTGAAGACAGACGCTGATGGTAATAAGACTACAACAGTTAACGGTATCCGTTCAGCTTGTAAGATTATGAAAACACGTTATGCCAAGCCTTTCGAAAGCGTTCAAGTTGAAATTCCATATTCAACTGGTATGAGTCCGTTTAGTGGTTTGGTTGATTTGTTTGAAGCTAAAGGTGTCTTGAAAAAAGAAGGCAACAGTCTTGTTTACACTACCAAAGATGGCGAAATTATTAAACAATTCCGCAAGGCTTGGCAGAGTAATGAGAAAGATGGACTAACTATTATGATGGCCGAATGGGATGATTCAACAACTTTGGTCACACCAATTGAAGACGCAGAGGAAGCATAATGGAAGAGACATTAATCATCGAAGTTTGGGATACATTTAGAGATTATATCCCTGAAAAAAGTCGTGAGACTGCCGCAAATCAATACGTAGATTATCTTTTAGGTAAGGATGTTGAAATATCTGAACTAGAAGGTGTTCTAGGTTACGATCCTCATCTCGACGCCGCAATTCAGCTAGTGCTGAGTGAAGAGGCCGAAGATGAAGATCCTGAAGAAGATTACAGCTACGAAGAAGACGAGGACTAAACATGGCGTGGTATGCTAAAGTCTCAAAAGACATAGCGCATCTGCCCAACTGTTTAGATCACTTCTATAACGAACTAGAAGACGCACGAAAAGAGGTCAAAATCCACGGAAACGTGGAGAAGGCCTCTGCTTCGTTGCCTGGTATCGTCGAGTTTCGCTTTAATCAATTACAAGAAGTTGAAGCGATCTTAGAATATCTGAATATCGAACTTCGACGTATTCGTAGCAAGGCATTTAAGAAATATCTTGAAAACTATCCTCGTGCTTTGAGCAGTAGGGATTGCGAAAAATACGCAGAAGGCGAGGCTGATGTGGTTGACATGGAAAAGATCGTCAACGAATTTGCTATGCTACGTAATCAATGGTTAGGCATCATTAAGGGCCTAGATATTAAACAGTGGCAGCTGAGTAATATTATTAAATTAAGAGCTGCCGGCT